TATATAATATCTTATATACTTATAATATTTATTTACTTAATATATATTTCTTTTTCTTTTGGTTCTTTTCTTTTTCTTTTTTGCCCATTCATAGGATATATATTTATATATCATAATATGTTTAATTATATGAATCCTGGGGTATACTGTAATTAGTCGCTGCTCCTTTGAAAGAATTTACTATTGATGACTCTAAATAGATTTGGATTCGACCCCAAACTTTCAATCAAAGATGCATATGAGTTCCCATCGAGGATGCTTGAAGAGTCAAGGTTCATTTCATGACCTAATTATTCATTCATAAGCGATTAGTCATCTAACACGGATGACGTTTCATAATAGAATACCTCAGACTATCAGGTTTATACTTGATAGTCTTTTTATTTTGTGTTATATATATTTATATCTAATTGTATATTTATGCCTCAAGGAAGACAAAAATGATGATTAATTTTACTGAAAAAACAGCAGATAAACTTAGAGAAAGAAAGGAAAAAACTGGATTACCTGTTTCTTGGCAAGTTAGAACTGCTGTTGATAAGTATTTAGAAGATAATGATTAATTTATAATCCATCATGCCATTTAGTTCCAAAACTACTTTTCATTTCATCATCAGTAGGTTCATAGTCTAAATAAGGTGTTTTAGTTTCATATAGATCTTTATTATGATCCCACCAAAGATCAATAATATATTTATCATCAGAAAAAAAATAACCTCTATCAGATTCCCTACATTCTTCAATGTAAAACTCTATAAAAGGTTCATAATAATCTGGATTGAGATTATTATCTTTAGCTAATTCTTTAGCAGCATCAGAACAATGCTCTTCAAACTTTTCATTGATATAAAGATTGTCATAACTTTCTAAAGTTTGGTTTTCTAGTGGGTTGTCAATCATTTTCGTTAGCGAATTTTCGTGTTTAGGTTAGTCAACTCTTTTTAAAAAGTGAGATAATAATATATTCATTGCTTTCTCTTTCTCTTCATAATCTGTTGAAGTGTTATAAAGTTTTTTTTG